AGCAGTACCCTCGTCTATCGCTGTCCCTTGATACGGCTTTTTGAGCGTGAGAGTCGTTGTGCTTCCAACTGACGCAATCTGATACCATGCTCCGTCTCCTTTCTTTGCAGTATCGCTTTGTGTTATGCGTATCCATCGATTCGCCATAGACGTGGCCCACATCGTTTCCGTGCCGACGATTGCGGTACTTGTTGGGGTTGCCGTCAATACGTTCCCTGTCGTGTAATCTGCGATAGAAAGGTCAGACACATTCAAGCGTCCGCGGACCGTAACCACATTTCCTGTTGAGGCAGGAATTGGCTGAAAATAGAGACGGCTACCTCTTTGATAGGCATACCACGGCCAATTACTTGTACCAAGACGCCCGGCGAGGATCGTCTCCCAAGCCAGGGGATCAAACACCATCTTAGGTAAAAATGTCGAATCTGTAAGAGGGTTCGTTCCATCCGTATAGCGGTACGAAATCACTTTACGAATGTTATTTGGTAGCTCAACATATTCCTGACTTGCTACTGTTGATACCGTTTCTTCCGTCTCTAAAAACGGCCACTTTCCACCATTAATGGCACAGATGGTGCGTATTGAGTCGTTCCAAAACTGAACCAGAGTAGCGGTATTCGTCGTATCCGAAGTGGGGACTTTCGTCATTTGCTGGAGAGTCGAGACACTTTGAGAATAGGAAAGCATAAATGTTTACTGAAATACTATCATATATACGGGGAATACAACGGTATTTGCCAGTGTTCCCGTTACGGTAGCCGTAATCAATATCACCTGCCCTCGATATACCTGGAGATTATTCGCGGTTCCTGACAGGGTAAGTTGCCGGGATTGCTCGGATAGAATAGCGGTACCTCCTGTGGTTTTCGTAGTATTTATCCCAGCTGGTGTAGTTGCTAGCATTGCGATAGATATAGCAGCTCCGTTAGCATCTAAGCCAAGATTCGTCATTGTCCAGGTAATATAATTCGTATCTGACGTTACCAATCCCTGCCCTCCTGCGAAATAAAGAGACACAATCGACATATCGTATGGAGCTATGAAATACATAGATGTAACACCTGTTGTAGCTATGGTCGCCGAATGGACTTCGAGAGGAAACGTATACAAGAAGAGGTCAGGAAAGTTAACGCGCAAAGCGTAATTACCATCATGAATATGACTACGGATTTTTTCGTCTATGTACTGTTGTGTTTCTTTATCAATCATATTGATTTATGAAGAATGAAATCCTCTTTATTGCTACTTGTTGAGAAGCATTAAAAAGACACTGTAAAGAGCGTGTCGTTATCGTAGGGAAGTTATATGAAGTTTCGTATACATTGGAAACGATATTCGTCGCCCCGATAGCTATCTGCTTTGATGCAAGGATTCCGTATCCAAGAGTGCTATTATTTTCGATTGCAATAATATTTATGTCAGCGTAATCAGAAGATGTTGGTAATGCCGCCGCGTATTCAATCACTAATGCATTGAAAGTAATGTTCTCCTCGAAGGAGTATTCATTACTATAAAACTTTACATTGTTGTTCGTAAGTGTTGCCACGCTATTTACATCAAGCGTTGAAAACTTTTCTACCGCGCTTTGGTCTACCCAACCAAAGCCCAATAGTCCCGACCCTAAGTTGCATATAAGAGTCAAATCGTTTGCAACTAGATCCGCGTCCTTATTTACGAAGGCGTAGTAGAAAATATGTCCCGCCTTACCAATTACCGGCCCGTATGCAAGAATCTTATTACCTTCTACTACATAGAGCGTGTCGTCAATATTAGTGAAGTTATCCCTATAGGGAAGTTTAGTGCTAGTCAGACTCACATTAAGCGCCCGAAGAAATTGAATACCGGCTCCGTTCCATATTCCCAAGTTTGTGCCATAACCGATGTACATGACCGATCCGACGGGATAGAAGGCCGTAATCATATCGTCAACGATAATGACCTTTGAAAACTTGTTAGAGAAACCATCGTGATACCCTACGCGACAGGTGCGTGATTTAGTGTCCGATGCGTTCACTCCATTCACCACGGAAACAAGCAATCTCCCCGTGCCTGGGTCAATTCCAAAGGCGGTTATGATTTGCTCCGTCGGTAGTGTGGTTATAGTCACAGGCACTGAAGAGCCAGATGTCTGACGTTTTAGAAGATTCCCGTCACCGTAATACGCATTATTCTCAAATACTATAGCAGGGTGCGGAGCGGTTAGAACGGCCGTCGAACCATTAAATATCCACTCATGAAATGTTGCATTGAGAGCATCTCCGTTCATTTTAAGTTGCGTGAGACACTTAGAGTTCGTGGTAAAAATGATTGCCTCCGATCCATCAAGCCCATATGAAACCATCTGCGCAAGCCCCTTCGAGTATTTTGTGGGATTCGTTGCGTCGGTAGCAATAAGGTCAAGAAGAGTCCCATTGAAGGTATAATAGTGCCCCGCATCATCGACAAAAACTCTATCGAGGGTAGTGCCTAGAGTCCCATCTTCACATGAAGCGATGAGATCGTCAGTAAGTTCATCCGTTTGGTCCACTTTCTCAGCTGAGAAGTAGAAGGCCCCCGGTATCTTGGTCACATTGATACCTTCAGAAAGAGGAGAGAATCCTCCATCAGTTATGGAATCAGAGCTCGACATCCCTTTCAAGATGTCTTCCGCCGTCATTTCAAATACTTTTGACCCGATCATAACTGTTTACATGAACATTAAGAAGTTGCTGTTTACGGTTGCGGTTGCAAGAACAACAGTAAAGGTTCCACTTGAATTAAAAGTGTGGATAGTATCTCCACCCGAAGTTGTTATTGTTCCACCTGTCGAAGAGTCTGAGACTCCGTCACTTCCATTTGTAGCATAAGCAAAAATTACTACACCAGAACCTCCAGCTCCTCCATTTCCTGCTATTGATCCATTGCCTCCACCTCCTCCACCGCCACCAGTGTTAGCAGTGCCTGCACTGCCATTTCCATCGTTATTCGCACCATTTCCGCCTCCACCAGTGCCGCCTACGCCCGCTACGTCGGTAGAATAAGCTCCACCACCACCTCCTCCTGCACGGGTAACGGAACTTCCAGTAATGGAGTTAGCGGTTCCAGTGCCTCCATTTCCGTTACTTTGGGCAATGCCTTGATTTCCTGCTGCCACTGCGCCGCCACCCCCGCCACCAGCAAGATTTCCACTAGTTCCTGCCGCTCCTCCTTGATTTCCTTGTGAGCCTGTACCACCAGTCCCCCCATTATAGTTCCCACCCCCACCAGAGCCGCCAGCACGTCCATTTGGAGCATTTCGTGCTCCACCACCACCACCGCCTGTAGAAGACATTGTGTCGAAGGAAGATGTATTACCATCATTACCAACTGTGTTCGTTGACGTTTGCGTTGCTCCTCCAGCACCGACCGTTATCGTATAACCTTGTGCAGTTACAGTATGAGCAGCTTCATACAAATACCCACCTGCTCCACCAGCAGCAGAACCAACACCAGCATTAATGTCTTTTCCTCCTCCTCCACCACCAGCTATGACTAATGCCTTTACTGTTGCCATATATCAAGCATTCTGACCGATGAAATCTTCCCGACTAAGTGTGATGTGTTTTGTGGTCATATTGTTCAAGCTGACGCTACACATTGCCATAGCGTCTTACTCGTACTGTAGATGAATCCGATTGAGAGCGTTACTGTCGTTGCCGCAGTAGTCGTAGGGAGTGCCACAGTTGTTGCTCCGTAAAGAGTCCCATAAGTCAATGCTCTTGCTGCTGTTGTTGAAGAAGCTACGGTGATAATCAGTTTCTGACCGTCTACTGGCGTGCCTGTAGGATTCTCAAATTTCAATGCCCCTGTCTGCGCGGTGACAATGAACATGTCCTGTGTATCGCCTGCGATGGAAGTGCCCGTATTTGTAGTATATGAGGCGGCAGAAAGAATACGTGGAGTAATGCGCTTATTGGTGAAGGTTTGAGTCGCTGCAATCGCCGCTACAGTGTCCGTTACCGCTGGAAGAGTGAGTGTTACCGTGCCAAGCGCTCCCGTAGGAGGTTCAACAGTTATCGTACCTGAAGTGGCATTTCTAAACCCAACATTCCCCACTGCCGTGCCTGCTGTACCAAGAAGAAGAGATGTGGTTGATCCTGCCACGAGAGTTGTAAACACGCCGGTGGCTGGGGTTGTCGCTCCTACTGTTCCGTTGATGTTAATTGAAGCTGTCCCCGTAAGATTTGTTACCGTACCGCTCGCCGGTGTTCCAAGTGCCGGAGCAACGAATGTTTTGTTGCTCATTGTTTGTGATTTTGTTTTGAAGGTGAACTCGTCTACTACGTTGGCAAAGTCTGGAATGGTAAGAGTCGTTACGCCGACTGTTTGAGAAGTAAGTGCGATAGTAACGAGTTGTCCGTTCGTCAAAAGTAATGGAGATGCGGCAGATGTGGCAAGAGAGGTCGCTGAAGCTACTCCGAGTATGGGGGTTGTAAGTGTTGGAGACGTACTAAACACAAGGTTTGTGGAGGTGGTGCCTGTCGCACCAGCTGCGGTATAGCCTGTGATATTATTGAACGCTGTAATCGATGCGCTAGAAGCATTCGTACCACCATTCGCTACAGGAAGCACCCCAGTTACTCCAGTCGAGAGGGGAAGTCCAGTGAGATTGGTGGCAAGTCCCGATGTTGGTGTTCCAAGGACAGGAGCAACGAGTGTAAGCACCCCAGTGCTTGAGTTGAAAGTGAGGTTCGCATTTGTTTTAGGACCGAGGTTGCCAGTCGCGTCAGTAAAGAATCCTACAAAGCACGAAGTGTCAGTCGCTTCGTTTGCCACAGTGATAGTGGTAGGAACGCTTGAAGAAGGGGTTTCCCACGTAGGGGCAACCGTAGTTCCACCAGAAGTAAGAACTTGCCCTACGCTTCCATTCGCAAGACGGGTAGCGACGCCAGAAGCACCACCATAAAGCACATCGCCGCCGGTTGTCATAGGGTTCGCCATTAAAGTACCCGTGGTAGGAAGCGTGACGTTTGTAGCTCCGGTAGATGTGAGTGTGATGCTATTTACACCAGACGTTACCAGTGTCGAGCCACTTGCGAGCGTGAGCGTTCCTGTTGTCGTTGTGATCGTAAGTCCGTTTATTGAGGTTGCTGTAGCAACACCGAGTACAGGGGTTATAAGGGTGGGAGATGTTTGTAACACCACGGTTGATGTACTTCCTGTTGTAGTCGCAGCGGTAATAGCCGTACCATTTCCCGCAAGAACAGGAGCATTGATAGTCGTTGAAAGAGTAATAGCCGGAGTAGTCGTAGATGTAGCTACTGTACCGGCAAAGCCGTTAGCGCTTACAACCGACACACTTGTTACTGTTCCAGACCCTCCCGCGACATCAACAAATAATCGTCCTGTTGATTGATCTCCATGAACATTATACGTGCCTCCATCGGTTCCGACGAAAAGCATTGATGTTACAAAATTTTGATCGCGCGAAGCTTGCTCGGACATATTATCTATCAATGAGGACTTCCCCATCGGAATTAGAAACCCACGGATATGTAAGACCATCACTCCCAACCCACATCATGCAATTTACATAGTTTTCATCTTTAGAACCTATTGGAATCATAGTAAAAGAAATTGTACCCACTTCATCTACCGCCATTCCACCACTAGTTTCGTTTATTCTAATACGCACTTTGTTCGTGCCTTGCACGGTATCAGTATTCAAAACTGCCAGCTTACCGGGTACAAAGTTCTGATCGCGAACGGCTTGTTCTGTCATACAGTTAGAATTATTTTTTTACACCAATCACAATCTTTTGTCATTTTAAGGCTTCGAGACATGTCAATATTCAATCACCGCAACTGCGCCTGTCGCCGCAGCCTCTATAACACTGATCACCGTTACCGCTTCAGGTTTAATAAAGACCCTTGAAGTATTCGCCGGAATAACTGCATCAAATACAGTCGTGGAAACGCTTGCTGCATATCGAAGTAGAACGGATTGTGTGAAAGCGCTCACTTCAAAAGATGTTGTTGACGCGTTGAGCGAGATTGAAGTAGCGCTAGAAATTGTAGCGTCATAGGTAACAGCAAGCGCATTCCCTGCTTGGTTGGCTCCCGCAATAGGTTTATAGTTGGCATCTATCGGAGTAAAAGTTTTCGTTATCATATTAAATCCTTCCTTCCCTTAGCCGCTTAATCGCTCTTTCAAGCGTCCCGCGTTCGTCTGTTAATTTCCTCTCATGCGCCACAAGGAGTCTTTTTGCCGCTTCTATACCCTCCTTTTCGGAGTTCAGTAGTATTACCTGTGATTGTATCACCTTCTTTTCGTTTGCGACATCTTCTTCCTGTTGTGTACATCTCGCTTCCCACGCTGCCGTCCTCTCGTCGTGGAGCTTGGAGTGTTCTTTAATGCTACCAATTGCCTTCTGGATTTGTTCCGAAGACTGGATAACCACGCCTGCAAAATCTTTGACCATTTCATAGTTTTTTACCGTCTGTTCTATTAAAGCAGAACTATCCTTAAACGCGTTTTCAACCCTAAGAACGACCTTTTTCTCTCTTTCCAAGAGGTATTCCGTCTCATTTTTCTCAAGGGTTTGGAGCGATTCTCGTGCGTGAGAAATGGCCATATTCGTATCGGAGAGCGAACGCAGCGCGTCCATCCTCGCTTTATCTACTTCTATTTCTTCCATAATCCCTGTAGTGGCTTGCACACTTTTTCACGTCTTTGCGAGAGGGAGTGCTCTATTTCAAAAGAGCCTCTAACTTATCTTTTCCAAGGCGTTTGTCATGTGGAATGCCGCGCGTCTCTAACGCCGCAATCACATCTTGTTTGTCTGCGAAAACAGGAATTTGACCACTGACAGAATCCGTTGTTTGAAGCGGATCTACCGGAGAGTCAACGATCGATCCTTCAATAACCAGAGACTCCGCCCCTTTCTCCATCAACTGGTCCACCATCTTTTTATATTCCTCAACCTTCGCGAACAGCCTATCCGTTTCGGATACGGCTACCGGCTTCGTCTCAGAATACATCTCCTCAAGGTAGGACTGTTTCAGTTGCTCCAAGTCCTCAATAGACCATAGGGGAACTCCTGTTGGAATTCCGGCCTGGTCCACTGTGGGAGCTCGCCTCAACTGGACTATCTTAGCGAGATTAGTGGCTAAACGCTGCGCGATATGATACGGCAGCACGATACTCTCCTCGCCGTTAATGCCGGGAGCACCTGTAATTCCAAAGATGGGGCGGCCATCGTACATGCAGCCCATTTCAGGTGTGAATCCAAAATCGTTTCGGTTCGTAAACTTGACGACTTTGAAGTCATTAGGGTTCGAAACTGTTGCTGGTGGCATAGTTTTTTCCCTTAATTAATAACCAGAGCTTTGTCATTCCCTGGACGGTTTTTAAGCCGTGTCTTGCAGAAAACTAGGGTTTTCTGCAAAGACGACCTACTACCGAATATTGTACCGAACAAGCACCGCTTGGTCAGTGGCGCCCGCCATGATGGCATAGCCAAGAGGCTGAGCAGTAATAGCGGATTCAGTCGCAATATTCTTCACTACTTGCCCCGTAGTGTCATCGCCGGAGTTGAAGCCTCCGCCGATAGTGAGCGCCTCGCCGGTAACGGCACGGCCATCACCGTTCACGAGTATCCAACCAAAGTCACCAGATACCGCAGCAACCTGGAAGGCTCCTTGCGTCATTTGAACTTTGGAAGTTACTGCTGCGATAACGACTTTCGACATACCAATGTACATCAAGTCAGAATCAACGACAGCAAGCGCGGTTACGAGAGCGGTTTCAGGATAGAGCGTCAACTGAGTCGCACTGTTCGTACGAATCTTAAACGTCTGTCCCGCACCTGTGCCCTCATTCACGTATCCGATAGCATCCTCATACTCGCCCACAGTGAGCGAATTAGCGGCACGGTTTACGTACACGATACGGCTTTGATTGTCCGTTGAGGACGACCAAAGATCGGTATCGACAACAGCAGCAGGAACGACAATGTTCCCATTCACTATGGTCGATCCATTACTAACGAATGTCCACTCACGTCCATCTGGCGTCATGCCTCGTTCGCCGAGCTTAAACTCGCCGCGCGCGGTGATTGTCTGATAGACGTTCTGGAAAGTTACGGTGTTCATAGTTGTTTTTTTCAGCCTTTGACTCTGCATCTCCGGCTATTTGGATTAGCAATCCTTTTTAATTACTCAGTTTTCTCTTCTTCCGGTTCAACCTTTTCTTCAACCTCCACCTTCTTCTCTTCGTTTTCTTCAACCATAGGTGTTGGATTATCTTCTGTTAATACCCCGTCGACGACCACTCCCCGATAGTTTATCACTGTCTCAGTGCCATCGGAGAAGGTTATCGTCTGCTTCACCATATGCGGTTTAACTTCCTCCATACTATGAAGCATCATAGTAAGGAACCCATTGGTCTGTACCACCAATTCCAATCTTGAAGAATCCAATTGGAGCATTCGTCTGCGGAGCAGCTGTTGATCCAGTTGTACTATTCATATTGAAGTTTTGTTTGGTAGCTGCGATGCCTGTCGTGTCGATAGCCGCGCCTGTCGTAAGACCGGCGAGCGTAAAGACGAGTCCTTTACCACTTGTCAGAGACGCAGACGTAAGTTTTACCAACGTCCCCACCACTGTCGCTGTCGCCGCAAGATCAAGAAGAGTGCCGGTAGTTGTACCAGTATCTATCGATGTTGAGGTTAGGCGAAGTAGAGAGCCACCTGAAGCGATTGCTGCGGTCGTATGCGACAGATTCAACATAGAACCTGTAGTCATTCCCGTAGTAACTAGAGATACAAGAGATCCTGTCGTCGCTATCACACCTGAGGAAGTTACCACCACTGCATTTCCAGTCGTCAGACCGTTCCCGTTTACACGAAGAAGTCCCGCAGCAGTTGTTGCGCTATTCCCCGTAAGCGTGAGCAATCCCGCTGTTGTAGTCATCACCCCCGTTGAGGCAATAACAACTGCCACACCTGCTGTGGAAGCTCCATTACTGATGTTAAGCGCTCCACCAGTCGTAAGATTTGCACCCCCAGAAGTAATCACCATGGCGAATCCTTCAGTGAGTCCTGTCGCACTAACACGTACAATACCTGTTGAGGTAGTCGCCGTGTTCGCCGCAACAGAGAGCACATCTCCTGTCGTTACAATGGTACCTGTGGACACAAGCGAAAGCACGTGACCAGAAGTTAAACCATTCGCTGTGATAAGAGATACTGTTCCCGTTGTTGCACTATTTGCCACCACAGAAGTAACACTTGCACCTGTGAAGATACCAGAGTTCGTGACTGTGAATGCTGCTGCTGTTGTCGAGGATGATGTAATGTTACCAAGAGCAACAACTGCCGATCCCCCAATTGTCGTTGTCGACGGTAGTGTTACTACCGCCCCTGTCGCGACAGTAAAAGCCAACTCGGTATAAATACCTTCGTTGTACTTCACAACTGGCACGAAATCCTCAATTCTTTTCGTTCCTAAAGCCAAGTTAGTCTTTTGATACTGACACTAATTCCAAAAAAGGAACTAGCCGTTTCTCTTCCGCTCTCTTTCTAGGAAAGTGAACGTGGCATAAAGTGATGCCATTATTTATCTGATAACGAAGGTCTGGAAAATCTTTCAAAGAAAGAATATGAGGTGCTTACACGCGCCCCTAGCAATTCTGGGCGGCAATTCTACACTTCCATCCATTCCTACTCTATCAGTTTTTGTAATTTAACCTTCTCGTGTAGTCATTAACTCACGGTAGAAGGAGGTGGGCTACTTACGACGTTCCTGCAAGCGTACCGTTCAGACGTGGTTCAACAGCGAGGAAGTTACCTGCATAAATCAGATACCCCACTTTTGTGAGCTGGTCTACGGGGCTCATCAACTTCCTGAACTGGAATCCGCGTGTTGACTTAACGTTGCCAGGTACGCCGGACGGAACCGCATCAGTAGTCTGCTTAAAGTTCGCAGTGATGATGTTTTCGTCCTCGTAATTGAATCCTACGAATCCGAAGCCCTTTGTGTTTACAAAGAAGAATTTGCCCGATGGGACTTGTTCATCTTTTGCAATCGGAGTGCCACGGAATGTAAGATACACGAAACCTTGCTGTGCTCCTTGACCCGGAGACGAAGGGACACCGCCCCATGCATTCATCTTCGGATAGCCGGCCGTCGAGAAGTTTGCGCGCACTGTAGGCGTGAGCAAGCTCTCATATGTTGACCAGATAGCCTTAGTCGTGAGGGCCATATCAGGAGAGTCAACACCAATCGTTACCGCGTCGTCCGCTGTAGCGAGTTTCGCAAGCGTAAGCGCTCCCGTTGAAGCAAGATAGTACCCACTAAATGCTGAGTACGTCGATCGTGAGAGATCTCCGTATGTCGCATACAATGTTGAGTCTGATGCCGCGTTTGCGAGAGAGTCCCAATCATTACCTGAACCGTTGCCAGTGTAAAGATTTTGAGCCAAGTTGTTCATCAAGGACTGTCCTTGAGAATCGAACTCAGTATCGAGAAGATTCACAATCTGCTCGTCCCCCATATTTACTGTCGTTTCAGCAATCGCAACAACGACCGGTTTATAGGTCATCTTGAGATTGAAGTTTGCCTGTACACGGACGTTCTGACGGTCGGTGTCTAACCTGTCTGCAATACCGGCATTTCCACCATTGGTGGTATCCTGGTATTTAATAGCGAATTTGTACGACGTACCTGTCGTCCATTCGCCATTTGGGGCATTGAATCTCTTTTGCAAGAAAGTCATAAGCCCCGGAGTTCCTGTCGTCACCTGGTCGTACACACGAGGGACAATAAATTCCCTCGTTGTCGTAGTGACTGCTGCGTTGAATATCATAGTGTTTTAAGCCCTATCACTGACCTTTGAGCGCACGGAGATAATCGACTCCGCTCGCGAACGCACTCGGATTGAGTTTTGTTCCCGACGCTCCTGGATTGATACTTACCGGATCCCCCCGCTTGGTGACATCAGCCGCAGTTTGTTTCTGGACTTTCTTCGCCGTTTCACTCATGTCTTTCATGTTTTGATGTGCGAACCGGAGATCCCGGAACCCATACTTTGTAGCATGAAGAAATAGAGCATTTTCATTTACGTTAGGATCAGTTTTTTTCACTGCTTCCAGCTGGCTTCCTACCTCCGTTTCAAGCGCAAGGCGCGCTTTTTCCGATTCTTGCTCTTTTTGAAGCTGTCTTTGCTCAGCAATATCAGCCGCTTTCGAGAGCAATTCTGAGTAAGATTTCGGTTGCCAGTCAGGGTCATCAATCGGACTTTTTTCTACGTTGTTAATGTCGTCTCTAGCCGCAAGCGCCTGAGATTTCTTAGTATAGTCCGGATAGAAGTTATCTTTCCATTCTTTACTAAGGGTCGCTGCGTCAACCTTTCTCCCGTCCGGAAGCTCGAAGAGCTCTGGTTCGGCAACGGCAGATTTGGCCGGATCCACTGCGGCAGGATCATCTTCCGTTTTGGCTGGGTCGCTTGGTGTAGGATCGACAACCTCCGCTGGGGCGTTACCATTATCCTCACTGGGAACCACCTCCACACTTTCTCCTATAGTCATAGTTTTTTCGTCTGCCATTCCCTTGATTGGTCTTTCGACTTCTTGGGACTGCTTGGACGCTTATGCTATTAATCCAGGTTTTCCTGGAGAGAAAGGGCAAGTCTCTATATTTTATATGTGTCTTGCCTCCTCTCTCCAAGAAAACTACTCAAAGATCATTTCTTCTGCAAATTACTCTTATCCTGCACCTGCTTTTGCGTAGCCATCTTTTCAGCAATAAGTATCGCAGGATTCGCCTGTATCCCTATCTTAGCAAGAAGTTGAAGTTGAGCATCCGGTGGCAAATCTGCATAACCAATCGACACCGACGGGGGCTTCTCTTCCGGTTTTGGTTTCAAGGCGGCTGCGTCTTGTTCCGAAATACCCGTTGCCACAACTGGTGCCAGGTGATATTTCACTGCGTTCTGTGCTTTTGTCTTCGGGTCGTCATAGTTACCTGCCTCGAGATAATCAGTGAGTCCTAGAGCCCCTTGTTTGAAATCTACTTGCGCTTGTTCGAATCGGAATTCATCATCAATTGGCAGTGACTTGCCAGCGATAACTTTCGCTTCAAGCCCATTCTCAAGATCGTCTTGCATAAGATCAATAACTTCTCGCGCACCTTCTTTCCCTACCCATTTTGCATAGTGAGGCTCTGTGTAGCGTGTCTTTGCAAGCTGGAGCGCCCATGAAAACATTTCCTGTGCGACGAAATCGTTAACTTGTACAAGCTCATTAAGCCGTAAAAATGACTGCTGGATCAATGCAAGTCGTCCGGCCTTTGTTTCTTGCCCCTCGCGCACACCTCGAAAAGCACTCGTAGCAGCCATTATATTATCAATTTCTTGCCTTGAATCAACCATGTCCTCAAACACAAATTGTGGGAGTGGAGTACCCATTTCACGGGAAACACCATTTTTTACATTCTTTCCCCAAATAATTCCTTTCGTCTCAAATCTAATACGCTGTGCCTCAGCCTTACTCATCACTGTGGCATCCACTTTAAGAATACCGTTCACCAGTTCTGCGTTCTCGTCTATGTCACACTTGCGCTTATCAATACCGCGTTGCAAAGACGAAGAAAGCGTGATCATGTCGGTACGACCAATAGGCTTATTTTCATTATTGAAAAGCGTGGCAAAGATATATGGCTTACGTGGGGCATCAAAATAGTTGAAAAAGTATGGTTTATATTTAGGCGATTGTGGTTGTACGGTACCCGTTGCTCCTTGAGACGGCTCAATTTCTCCTTCAGGCATCTCCACTACCTCTTGTTGCATTGATGCTTTTCTACTCTCTTGGTCTAGCTTTATAGCCTGCAAGTAATCACGACGGGCTGGTCCCTCAAGTCCCTGAAACTTTCCACTCGCATCAGTCTTATCAAGCTGTTCCTCTTCGTCTTCAGTGATGAGGACCCCTTCCCAATCCCAATACGGATTCTTTATTTTCCCTAGCACTATATCCTCGAGCTTAAACACAACATAATCCTGTATCCACGACTCTTTGTATTTCACGTCTGGATTCTTGATATACAAATCTGCTTCGTCCGTAATCCCGTATTTTTTCATCAAAACATCCTTCTTTGTTGGAAAACGCTGACACAACGCACAAAGATTGTCGTCAATCTCTTCAATCGCAAATTCTGAATCCTGCTCCTTACGAGCAAATTTACTGAAACGTACCTTGTTCGGCTCTATCGATCGAAAATCAAAATCATCAATGACTGGATTCCAAAACGCCTTAATAACGAAGAGACGTCCAAAATACAGGTTACGGTTAGCCATTCGCACAGTCTCTTTTGTGTTTAAGTCAGTGAATTTCTTACGCAGATAACTCTCAAGGCGTCGCGCAAATTGCTGCGCTAATTCACCATCGCGCGTCGGAATCATATTGAGGCCCGGTGGATTAGCAATGACGGCATTTATCACTGACTCTACATTCACAAAAATTCTGTTCGCCTGAACTGCAAAGTTGCGCCGACGCTCTGGAAGAAGGTCAAGCCACGCCCCTTTATTCTCATAAATCGCAGTATTTTGTTTATATACTTTCTCTATTGTGTCCCAAATATCTTTCGATGATTCCCATCGATTATCAACAAGACGGCTTAGTTCTGTATCTTCGAATGTGGCAATATCAATTTTCATAGAAAAAGAAGAGCTGCCCGTTTAGGGACAGCCCTCCTTGGTTTGGATAGGGCATGTATGTAAAGAAACTATAACACACTTTTATTCATGCAAGTGCCTGCGCGAATACAACCTATCCTTCCTTTCGATAACCTGAAGCACGCCGTTGTTGTCAAAATTAAGTACGATCGAGGCATTGTGCTGTTCGAATACATGAGCTTCAACAAGCGTTATGAACACATCAAAATGCTCTTTGAACAGCAGAAACTGTCGAGCCTCATTATCAGGCATGTATACTGCGACTTCAATTTTCGGGGGCATAGTTCGCATTATTATCGCTAAACGCACGGGAAACGTCGTATACATTATCTGCACCCAATACCGACGGCTTATCCGACGCTGTAGTTTCGGCGAAGAACGTGCCTGATCCCGATCCCAACATGGCCAGATAACTATACAGGTCTGCAAAGACATAGTGGTCCACCCCCGTTGTAGACGCCCAGATATATCGCTCTATTCCCTTACTATTCACCACTTTCTCACGTCGAAGCGTCTCGTAATGCTTGATATATTCTCGAAACTGCGCGTCCGTCGACACGGCTATAAGGAATTTCGCTTCAAGCATATCAGTGAACATGCGGTCCAAAATACGATCACGGTGTGAATACACAATGCCGTATTTATCATTCTCTCCCCACCATACGATTGTCTGTGGATTGTTCGCATTTTCTTGAAAATAACTCATCTTCATGAACGGGTATGTGGAGACGTAATGATTCGCGGCTGTATTATCAGGCATAGCATCGATTACCCCCGCAGTCGGCTTCCAGATGGAGATAATATCGTCCAAATCCTTCCATTCCGTGAAACGCCCTATTTTAAGGATACCTTTCTCACTACGCACCGAGTAATGTTTCATGTTCCCCACGTCCACACCGAGAAAAACGTTACCCGTTCGTAGGTCTTTTGGTGTCCAAATGTCAAGGATAGTTGACTTCGAAATTGATAGGTCCCCAGGAGAATATGTCTTCCCAAGAATGAAGTTGTTAAAGTATGCAGGATCGCCCTCCGAATCTTTGATAATGTCATCAGCAGACACTTTTAAGAACATTAAGTGTGATATGTGGTATCCATGAATTTTTGAGCCTGTATTCTGTGCTACCCACTTTCCACGGCGTCGGGTTTCATCACTTATGATTGCCCTACAGTTTCGACAGATAAATACTCGTTTCTCCTTATCAATGCTATCAGGCCACACCATGACGTGTTGGTCCTTACATTCCGAACACGTTATCTCCCACTCCCTTTGGTCGCTCTTTTGCCACGCGAGATCGAGCTCATCGCGCTCTGATCCGGGATTGCTAAATAACCATCGGCCCTTGTAATCGCTTGCTTTAGTGCGAGATTTATAGGTCTCTATAGCAAGCTGGTCCGACCGGGACACTTCGTCATGAACGAGCAAGTCAGCTGTGGTCGAAATAGCGGCTGTTTTTGATATAGTTCCCTTAAAGAAAATAAATCGTCCGTTTATCTCCTTTCTTTCTATAGAATCCGAGTCCATCCCCCTGAACTCATGTGAATTCGCTTGTATAAGTTTATTAAACTTTGAAGAGACAAATTCGTTAGTATCGGACTCTGTGGGGAATGTATAAATAACATTCATGCCAAGATGCTTTACCGCAAACAGTGTCTTTAACGAAAACACAATAGACTTTCCCACCTGTGCACACGCTGCGACAACTATATCTGGATGAAAGTCTGTCAAAATATCCAGTAAAAAGGCACGATCTTTATAGTCGAACAGCTCTCCCTTTTCACTCACAATGCCCCTCTCCAATATCCAATGAAGCACCGAGAAATACTGCTTATTTGCTTGTTTTGTCATCTTCTTTTACGGTAACAATGGCCGTTTCCATACCGACAATTTGCATGGCGATCGCTGTCGCTGATTCGAGCGCGAGGCGAGTGACTTTGTAAGGATCAATGATACCGGCATCAAACATGTTGACCCTTTCTCTAGTCTTAAAATCAGTACCCCAACCAGAAGTATTGCCTACATTTAAGAGAACGTTAGCATTCTTCGCCATCTGTTCTAGTGGTGCGAATAAGGCCACTTTGAACATACTTTCTTCCACACGCGGGACGATATCTACTAAAGCAACACCCCCGCCCGCTAGTATCCCCTCCTGCAAAGCGGCTTGTGTCGCATTGATACCGTTTTCGAACTTGTATTTCTTTGTATTGAACTCCGTGTCCGTGTATGCTCCCACACGAATGACGCCGATACCGCCCGTAAGTGAAGCGAGTCTGTCCTCAAGCATACCTTTCTGATACTCGCTCGTCGTTGCGGCAATTTCCATCTGAATAGTAACAACCCTTTCCAATGTGTCGCCACGACCTCCGATAATAGTCGTAGTATCACGAGTAACAATCACCTTATCCGCTCGTCCGCATAACGTTATATCCGCCTTTTCAAGCATCATTCCCATCTCTTCGCTGATTACTGTCGCCCCTGTTAGTGAGGCCATATCAAATAAGAATTCTCTAGACGGGCTTGCGGTATACGGATTACGTACGCACGCGATGTCTGCGATCTTATTTACTGCATTCTGTGCGAGTGATCCGAGCGCTACTCCCTCGACATCTGTCGCAATGAATAATATGTCCTTCCCCGTGCCAATAGACTGCAAGAGCGGTAGTATCTGCTCGTTTGTAGATATCTTTCGGTCCACAAGCACTATGTATGCATCCTCAAGCACTGTCTGCTTGCGCTCATGGTCGTTGATAAAGAACGGCGATATAAGTCCTTTATCAAACCGAGCACCCTTTACCACCTCCTGTGAGTAGCCTAGCTCTGCACCACGCTCCACCGAGACTACACCATCAATACCGACCATTTTAATCACGTCCGCTATATGCTTCGCGACATCGGAATCGAGCGAGGATATTGCCGCTATCTTCTCAATATCGTCCTCCGACACATCGCGCTTGATCTTTGAAAGCTCTTTGAGCGTCTCCGCAAGCCCTATCTCGAGACGTTCACGCACTTGGCGAATCTTCGATGAGTCATTTTCAACCTCCTTTAATGCCTCCATTGCAAGACATCGTGTCAAGACTGTCGTCGTAGCAGTGCCGTCTCCACCCTCTACACTCGTTCTGATAGCGGCTTTGCGCAGCATCTGAAGGCCCATCTGTTCGTATGCGTCGCCAAACTCTAAACTCTTTAGAATAGTCACCCCGTCGTCCGCAATTATAGGATCGAGGCCGGGAAACTCAATCATTGCCGTCATTCCTACTGGCCCGAGCGTTGGCGCAACCGCATCAGTTGCCTTCTGGATACCATCCATCACCTTTTGTCGCGCGCTCGGACCTTGCATTATTTCTTTCATATGTACTAAAGATTCCTTTTAACGTAGTAATATCCTTTGCTCGCATACTCACCTCCTCACTTAATGGCATAAACACGATGTACTCACCCTTATGCAGAACGCCCCCTATCGTGACATCAGGCTTCTTGAAAGCAAATCCATCCGGTATTCCCTGGACCTGCGTCTCATCGTAACCCTTTCCATCTATAAACCTCTCCACACTGGCGCGCGTCGTTATCATAGTACGGCAAGCACATCCTCAACGCGCACGATCTTCATCTTCGTGCCCTTATAATCAACCTCTTGTGTGTCCGGTGAGTATTTAGCGAATAAAATAATATCACCTACCCTGAACGGCATATCACCCTCCGGAAACGGGGACACCTCCACTTTCCCCTTATACACAAAGCTATCCTGCACCTCGACCGTTGTGAATCCCTCCTTAACCAAATCTTCAATCTTCGACACCAACACCCTATTGCCAAGTAACCTCATATGTTATGTATTCTTACGCCCATAAAGTAATTGAAACCCGCTCTCCCCTGGCTGGACCATATCTGCATAGTGCGAGCCCCGATCCTTATGCACTGCGCGCGAACGATACCAGAAGGCATCCTTACTCTTGTCCGTTATCAGTCTCATGCACCAATGTCCTTGAAAGCATTTTGTCTTATAGAACGCGATGTTCTGTCCGTTACGTGACCAATCGACTTCTTCCTGTTTCACCGCTACACCCTTAAAGTCTTTAGAACATTTCTCACACCAAAAGTCTGTCAACGTAACATTCTTTGCGTCCTTTATAATCTCACCGCGCTCTGCTCCCACTCTTTCTCTGTCCTTGAAAACTGTCCGATCAGCCGCTCGCTTGTCTTGTGTCTCAATAAGTTGCCTAATATGTGGATGGTATTCGATGCCCGGGCGTGGCGTATGTTCGTATTTCATATCAAGTTTTTAATTCGCTCATACCACGGCGCCATACCCTCATCGATACGCGTCTGCTCAATGAATTCTTCGTGCGTCCCCTCACCGAGAAAAACAGCGCTCTCATCCCCGGCGTCCGGTATCTGTTCAACATCGGACATTACCTCAAGCGCTTTGAGCGCCTCCGGCTCCTTCCGGCTTAACTTCCACGCTTGTTTGAGCCTGTTCAACATTTGCGAGTAACTTAACTTTTAATGTGTCTTCAAGAGCCTTAACGGCCTCTTGAGTATCCGATGAAAAGAGAATGTTGTATGTGTTTCCACCGACAGGTTTCATCTGATCCTCCGCTAAACCGTAAATTTTTGTTGCATGTGCTAGACCCCGGTCCACCGCTTGATACCCTTTCGTTTTTAAGAGTTGTTTCACTTTCTGTGCTAAAAATTGAGGACCCACTCCCTCCCTCTCCAGCGCTTCGCGTAGAGTTAGAGCCACTCTTGCCTCCTCGACCTTGACAGCTTCCGCGATATATGGCTTTAACAAGTTTTCTGATGCGACATTACTTGCAACAAAATTATTCTTCAAATTATAATTTCTCATCGCAGACTGTGTCCCATTTCCCGTCAAAACATAATCACGAACAAAGCCGAATTGTTTTTTAGTCAGCTTTATTGGAGCCACCGTCGGAATCTCCGACATATTTCATTAATTCTATCACACTGCGTACACCCATCTCGCAGTTATGCTTTTCTAATATCTTCTGCAAATCCTTCGTAAGAGCCTTCGCCTCGTCCGGTGTAAGTTCCCTAGTAGCATGTTCGACAGGCATACTACTCTTTTACACGCTCTAGCAGCTGTAATGCTTGACCGAGAATAAGCGCATTACCATTGTACGCCTTCGTCCCATCGAACGAACGCTTGATCGTCGTCATATCCGCTGCGTCCACCTCCATCTCCTCTCCCTTATACGCACGCTCTGCGAGCGAGTACAGTTTCATTTTGCCTCCCGTCTGATCCATCGCAAGCACTTCTGCAACAACATCTCCGAGGACCAAATGCTTCCCATCAGCGTCCTTATACGGATCGCCCTTCAATGTATGAAGTTCCACCGAGCAGTCTATTTTCATGATTAAAAAATAAAAAACTAATAATGAAGTAAATATACCACATACGCCACAACTTGACAATGTTAACCTATTGTTTCATATACATAGGATATCTATTGACATCCTTTAATATCCATTATAGGTTGAAGAAATACACAAATTCATGAACAAAATTCTTATTACCTTAATAATTATTATCTTCGCGCTCCTCATCATTCGCGCTGATAGATATGATACCGCCCTCCGCTACATAGGCGCCTGCGTAGACATAGCCGCAGATAAAGATGGTATGCGTGGCACACCGAAAGAAAAATGGGACCTTTACGTAATGTATTGTCAACAGAAATAATATGCACCTTCACTATTACGACCGGAACAAAGAAAAATTAGAGAAAGAAGCTAGATTTTGGGAACAGGTACATGAATCGGTATATTGGCTCTTATGGCTCAATGCATTCTTCACCTTCCTACACATAACCGGGATAGGAATATGAAACTACTCATAACTCTCTCAAACGAGCAGGGGGTGGCACTTAAAGAGCTTATGGCGCAAGACCTTTTGACCAACAAGAGCGCCTTTATAGCCTCACTCATAGGGGCAGAACGCAAACGCCGATCTCCTGACAAAAAGCCTACCGCATAATGCGGTAGGCTGTTTCTTAGAGATCCTACTCCACGTAATTATCCTCCTCCACGGGATTACTCTCCACCACGTCGTGATGAGGCGCGGTAGCCTTCACCGTCGCTGCCGTTGCGTTACCACGAGGGCCGTTCAACTTCGAGAAAATCACCATAGACTTTGCAGGATGAAATCCCTTTGTCTTAGGCGGTATCTCCTTTTCGAACTTAATCCCGAGCACATCCCCCATCTGAAGGGCATCTGTACGGCTCAAAATGTACGCTGTACGCTTCAAACCGACATTAATCAGCCCATCGTCCGTTTTGAGCGTAAAACAGCGCTGTGCGGGCATTGCGTCCCTCATAGGCATCTCGAAGATATCCGCTATCTCACCCCCCACCTTGTCACCAACCTTCTCGAACCTGAACCATCCCTCCGCCATATCACGCGGGAGCCTGTTCGCGTCGTCGAAGATATCTGCCTCCTCCGTCTTTTTGTCTTTGGTCATATTGTTACTTTGTTATTTTGTAATCTTGTAATGATTCGACCTTTCCTACTCGCAACAATAGCGCGTCCATTTCGGGCGGTCAAGTGACGCGGAAAAACACACCATTTTATTTCACCATAACGTGTCAATGGTTACCGCGCGGCGTGGAAACCCCCCGCGCACAAAAACCCTCGTGCGCGCGCGTCATCATATATTTATTTTTACCTTTTTTCTATATATATAGCCATATTCTAGTCATTTGACATACCCCACATCCGCGTGTTGAAATACCCCAGACCTCGTGCGCACGATGCGTGGCAACCTATTTTGCGTGGCAACCCCCCTTTTTTAGGTAAAGCGTGGCTGTGTTGAGCCGTATTTTAGTATTCGCGGCAACCTCCTTTTTCATGTGTGGCAACCCCCCACGAACCAAAAAATGGCTTTGTTGCGCGCTGGATTCACGGTTGCGCGCTAACCC